AAATATGCACTTAATGGATTGTTTTTAATTGATGAAACCGAATCAGATGCGGATAGTCAAAAACAACCTGAACCTAAGCAAGAAAGTAAACCAATGCTAACTCCCGAAACTTTAAAGAAAATGATTACAGCTATTCAAGAAGGTAAGTCTGATAAAGTAAAGGAAGCAATGGATAACTATACAATTAGCGGTCCTCAGTCAAACGTTCTTAAACTAGCTTTAATAAATGTTTAACGATTTTAAATTCAGAGCTTCAGCTATTGGTCAGATAATGACTAATGGCCGAGCCAAAAACGAGATGGGTGAGACCTGTAAATCGTATTTAAAAAATTTGTTTATCGAAAAAACTTATGGTATAAGAAAGGAATTTACTAATAAGTACGTAGAGAAAGGACTTGAAGTTGAGGACATTGCTATTAGTACTTATTCAGTTTTTAAAGGTGGCTTTTACACAAAGAACGAACAATGGTACACAAATGATTTTTTAAGTGGAACTCCCGACATCGTATCGGACAATGTAATTGACATTAAAAGTAGCTGGGACATTTATACATTCCCACATTTTGAAACCGAAATACCGAATAAAGGATACTTTTATCAGCTACAAGCTTATATGGAATTAACAGGATTAGAAGATGCATGTTTAGCTTATGTATTAATTGACACACCTACCCAACTTGTTGAGGATGAAAAAAGAAGATTAAGTTGGAAGATGGGAATGATTGATAGTGAGAATCCTGAATACTTATTAGCTGTAGAAGAAATTGAACGTAATCACAGTTATAGTAATATTCCGATAGCAAAACGTATAAAAGAATTCCACATCAAAAAAGATAACCAGGTAATTGAATCAATGTACTCCAGGATAAAAGAATGTAGAACTTATCTTAATAATTTAATATGATATATAGAGATCATTTTCAAAATTATAAATCTTATGCAATTCCAAAAGCTCAATTAATCATTGCTGATATTCCTTATAATTTAGGTAATAATGCTTATGCTTCAAATCCTGCTTGGTATAAAGATGGGGATAATTCAAATGGCGAAAGTAATTTAGCTGGTAAAAGTTTTTTTGATACCGATGAAGATTTTAGGCCCGCAGAATTTATGCACTTTTGTTCTACATTATTAAAAGCTGAAACTAAAACAAAAAAAGTTGAAGGTGAAGCAAGGCAAAAAGGCGATGCCCCTTGTATGATTATTTTTTGTGCTTTTGACCAGCAAATGTATTTAATTGAACTTGCTAAAAGATATGGTTTAAATCATTATATCAATTTGATTTTTAGAAAAAACTTCTCAGCTCAGGTATTAAAAGCAAATATGAAAGTAGTCGGTAATTGTGAATATGGATTAATTTTATATCGTGATAAATTACCGAAATTTAGAAATAATGGTAAAATGATTTTTAATTGTATTGATTGGCCAAGAGATAATATAAGCGAAAAAATACACCCAACTCAGAAGCCAGTTGAATTACTTAAAAGATTAATTGAAATATTTACCGATGAAGGAGATGTTGTTATTGATCCATGTGCTGGAAGTGGTTCTACTTTAATAGCTGCTGAAAGGTTAAATAGAAAAGGTTTTGGGTTTGAAATAAAAAAAGAATTTCATACTAAAGCTAATCAATGGTTAATGGAAGAAAAACAAATCAAAAAAGATGTTAAAGAGTTTGGGTTTGAAAAAACTAAAATGGAAAAAACAAATTTAACTTTATGGACTAATAATGATTAATTTATGAAAATTAAACTTAAACAGTGTAAGCAATGTGGTGAGATGTTTAAACCATTCAATACCTTGCAAGTTGTTTGTTCGGCTATCTGCTCAATGGAATTTAACTCAGAAAAGGAAGTGAATAAGAGACTTAAGCAAATGAAAGTAGATAGCCAAAGTTTAATCCAGTTGCGAAATTTAGCACGTGTAAGTTTTCAGATATATATTCGACAAAGAGATAAAGATTTACCATGTATTAGTTGCAATAAGTCCGATGCTAAGTGGGATGCTGGCCACTACCTAAAAGCTGAAATATATACTAAACTAATATTTAACGAAGATAATGTGCATAAACAATGCAGTTACTGTAACCTACAATTAGCTGGTAATCTTATCGAATATCGCAAAGGTTTAGTAAAGAAAATAGGAATAAATAAAGTTCAGGAACTTGAAGATATGGCTGATTCGTCAAGAAGTTATAAATTTACAAAGGATGAATTAATTACCTTAGCAAAAAATTATAAACTTAAAATAAAAAAATAATGAAAAATGCATTTGTAAGTAATTTAATTAAATCTTATTTGACTAAGTTCCCGAAGCTCCCTTCTTTAACATTGGCACGTTTAATCTATAAAGAAAACAATAAACAATTCACCGATGTTGAAGCCGTTAGAAGTTCGATAAGATATTATCGAGGTAAAAAAGGTGAAAAACCTAAATCACAATTAGGAACTAGAGAGTTCTTAGATCAATCTATTGAATTTGTAATGCCTGAATCCTATGCAGAAACTTTTGAGCCATACGAAATTAGTCAGTCAAGAACCTTAATCATATCGGACTTACATATACCTTACCAGGATAACGATTCAATTCAGAAAGCTATTAATTATGGTAAAGAAAAAAAAGTAAATTGTATTTTAATCAATGGAGACCTTTTAGATATGTGTTCAATTAGTAGGTTTGGGCGTGATTGGAGACAAAGACAAATACATGAGGAATTTGAAGCTACACGTGTATTTTTAAATTCGTTACGTGAACACTTTCCGAAAGCTAAAATAGTTTTTAAATATGGAAACCATGATGAAAGGTATGAGAAATTTTTATTTTTAAAAGCACCTGAGATTTTTGATTGTACTGACTTTCAACTTGAAGTTTTATTGAAACTTGGCGAATTAAAGATTGAAGTAGTAAAAGAAAAAAGGCCTATTCGTATTGGTAAACTAACTGTATTACATGGACATGAATTGTTTGGTGGAAGTGGTGGAGTTAATCCAGCTCGAGGTACGTTTTTAAAAACTTTAGAGAATGTAGTTGTTGGACATTATCACAAAACAAGTTCTAATACTGAAGCTTCAATGTATGGGGATGTTTTTAGTGTTCACTCTGTTGGTTGTTTGTGTGGTAAAACTCCTTACTATATGCCAATAAATAAATGGAATACAGGATTTGCCTATTGCGAATTAGATATTAAAACAGGTAATTATACTTTTTACAATTTAAAAATTATTAATGGAAAAATATATTAAAACCTAATTTTAACACAGCATTAAAACCTAATTTTAACACAGCATTAAAACCTAATTTAAACACAATGGATATTACTAAATGCAAAGGTGAAGATTGTCCGATAAAAGAAAATTGCAAAAGATATACAGCTAAGGAATCTTTAATGCAATCGTATTTTGTAGAGCCACCTTTTAATGATAATAAATGTGATATGTACTGGGGTGAAAATGCTGAATCTATATTTAATCAATTAAAAAAAATAACAAATAAAAAAAACTAATTATGACAGGATTAAGACACGCACTCAAAGAATACTTTATGGTTCATCAGATAGCTGGAAGCAACCCGATATTAGCATTCGATAACTTAAAACAACAATACGTTGTATTTTGGTACTTCAAAAAAAATACTATTATTAATTTAGGTTATGAAATAATTTTATAGTATATTTGCAATAGTTATAGCTTGCAGGAGCTAATTAACAATAATATTTATTGCCTTATTTCCCGAGTAGTGCCTGCACACGAAAGGGAGTTAAGGCATTTTTTATTTATTATGAAAGACCCAGCATTTTTATTTTACCCATCAGATTTTTTAACAGGAACAATGTTTTTAAATAATGAGCAAATAGGTATTTATATAAGATTATTATGTTCTCAGCATCAGCATGGAGGATTAATTGATAAACTTAGTTTTAATTCATTGGTAGCAAATAACGAATTATTAAGATCAAAATTTATAGAAACTGAACATGGTTTTTATAATGAGCGTTTAGCAACTGAAATGGATAAAAGAAATAAGAAATCAAACAATATGAGTGAAACTGCAAAAGAAGTTTGGAAGCAAAGAAAAACACAAAAGTTATACAAAAGTAATACAAATGTAAAAGAAAAGAATACAAATGTAAAAGAAAATGATACAAATGTTATACATCCTATAAATATAAATAAAGATATAATTATAAATAAAAATATAAATGATATTGAAACTTATTTTAAAGAATTAAGTAATTCAACAAATTTTGAAAATATCAGTAAATCTTTAAATATTCCAAAAGATAAATTAACTTTAAAAATTGCAGACTTTAAAAAAACTTCTAAAATTGATTATCTTAACTTTAACGAATTTTGCAACCACTTTAAGAACTGGGCCAATAAAAATAATTCTAATAACCTAAAACTAAAAACAAGCTTCAAATGATTCCAGCAAATACAAAATTAGAATGTCAATTCCTCGGAGGATTATTAATTAATTCAAGTGAATTCAAATACATTCAGGAACTATTTCACGAGGAGTTATTTTATGATGAAAAAAACCAGTTAATTGCTAAAGCTATTTTAAGCTTAAATAACGCATCCAAAACTATTGACCTTATAAATGTATCAAACGAATTAGAAAGTACGCTTAGAATCAATCCTATTAGCTTTTATGACCTATCCTTGCTAACTAATGATGCTATCCTAAATAGGTTCGATGAGAAAATACTAATTTTAAGCGAATTTTACATTAAAAGAAAAATGATGTATAAGCTTTCAGAACTGTTAGAAAAAACCCAAGAATCAACATCAGATGTTTTTGAACTTTTAGCTGATAATGAAAAGAACACAAACGAGATATTTAACAAAATTTCTATTAGTAAAACTTTTACTGCCTTAGATTGTGCTATTGAAATGGATCATCATTTAGATAAAATTGATAAGTTAGTTGATGGCGAGTTAATCGGTTGTGATACTGGTTTTATTGAACTTAACAAACTTACTTCGGGGTGGCAAAATAGTGATTTAATTATATTAGCAGCTCGACCAGGAATGGGCAAAACTTCATTAATGCTTAAATTTGTTAATTCGGTTTTAAATCAAAATAAGTCGGTTTTAGTGTTTAGTTTAGAAATGTCAAAACTTCAACTATATGCGAGGATGTGTTCACAGATTACATCGATTCCACTTTACAAATTTTTAAAAGAAAAAATGAATCCTTATGAAAAAGAACTTTATAAAAATGAGACTTTTAAGTTATCGAACTCACAATTATTCATCGAAGATAAAAGCGGTATAAGTATAAATTTTATTAAAGTTAAGGCCCGTAAGTTAAAACGTGATAAAGATATTAGCATGATAGTTATTGACTACATTGGACTAATTGACAAAGGTAATAATAACAAAAGTACTAACGATCAAGTAGCTGAAATATCAGGAGCATTAAAAGGATTAGCAAAAGAACTAAACATACCGATTATATTATTAAGTCAGTTAAGTAGGGAAGTTGAGAAACTAAATGATAAACGACCAATGCTATCACATTTAAGGGATTCAGGAGCAATAGAACAGGATGCTGATATGGTTATGTTTATTTATCGACCTGAGTATTATGGTATTATGGATGATGGAGCTGGTAATTCAACTATTGGTAAGGCAGAATTGATAGTTGCTAAACATAGGAATGGAGCATTAAGCGATATAATTGTTAACTTTAACGGCAACTGTACAAATTTTTATTGATATGAATAAGAAAATTAAAGTTAAATATTTAAAATTAGGCAGAGAGAATATTTGGGGACTGGCTCATTGCGGACTTAATCTTATCGAACTTGATATTAGATTGAAAGGTAAAAAGCACCTGGAGATATTAACTCACGAAAGTTTACACATACTTTTACCCGAACTGGAAGAGGATGACATTGTAAAACTCAGCGTAATATTAACAAAAACTTTATGGTCGGAAGGATATCGGAAAATAGATAACAATAATGATATGCAATTACAAGATGGAAGTAAGTAATATTATCCACAAAAACAACCTTAATGTAGAAATTAACCAACAAATATAAATATGAATTACGAAAAATTTAAACAAATTATTGATTTGCAAATAGCTCACAATAATAGAGTAAATGAATTTTACAAATTAAAAATTGATATAGTAGAGTTCTTTGATGAACTTAATCGGGCAAATGATTTGCTATGGACTGAAGTATTAACCGAAAATGGCGATTATCATTTGTGTTATTATCTATACGAAATGAATGGTATTAATGGCACGCCGGATCTAAACGAAGAATATAAAAATGTAAAAGAGTTGTATGATTATTTAATAGAAAACAAAGGATTTAAATGAATAAACTAATTGAGGTATTTAAAGAATATAAAAAACAATTAACGTTAATATATGTTTTTATGTTACTCACTGAACTTTCAATTTTATCAACACCTTTCTTATTAGGTAAAAGCATTGATAGTTTGATTGTTAATGATTGGTTTTGGATATTGCTTTTAGGTGTTTCATATTTTTTATCAAACTTTTTTAATTACAAACGAATGGTTTATGATACAAAAGTTTATAACACCATTTATAACAATATCGCATTAAAGTTTCTTAAAAAAGATGATGTTGATGTTTCAACTAAGGTAGCCAGAACAGATATGGCACAACAAATTGTTTTTGTATTAGAAGGTTATGTACATTATTATATCGCAACAATTGTAACCATAATCGGTTCGCTTATTTTTATATTTTCAGAAAACTGGCAAGTTGGTATACTTGTTAGTATTTCAATTATCTTTATTGTGAGTTCAGTATTTATACTTTATAAAAAAATAAAACAAGGGATCATTATATCAAATAATCATTACGAAACAAAAGCAAAATCAATTGAGTGTGGATATGCAAGTTCTGAATCTTTTTTTAATAGGAGGGGGAAAATAGAAGTATGTCAATCAACCATACAAGGTAAGAATTGGTTTTTAATTAACAGTATTAAATATATTTTTTTAATTTTATCAATTATATTATTAATCAACACATCAAAAAACATTACAATAGGAAGCATTATAACTGTATATTCTTATGTAAATAACTTTTTAATAGCATTACTATCAGCACCAGTTGCAATTGAAATGGTTTTAAGAATCAGTGATGTTTTAAAACGCTTAAATTAAACTAAATGAATACAGCAGAATTTAACAAAGTAATTGAAAAAAGAATTGGTTTGATTAAGTTAATTATGTTATCGAAAGGCAAAGAATATTCAATTGATTCCGATAAGTTCCATAATTTTAAACAGTCAGTAGGTATTAGCTTTCATAAATGCCCGGAGAAGATAGCTTGGGAGTTTGCTGTTAAACACTTTCAATCTATTAAAGATACTTTGGATTCAGTTGATAATGGAGCTGTAAATTATACTGATAAATATATTGAAGAGAAAATCGGTGATGCAATTAATTATCTTATTCTTATTGAAGGTATGCTTAAAGAACGTTTATACAACAAATGTATTGATAACTAATATAAATATGAATAATAAATTATATTTTAAAACAACATCGTCTATTCTGCCAGACAAAAATAACAATGCAGATATAAAAAGATTTATAGGAAGAATTAATTATGAATCAATGTCTATAATGGATAATTGCACAATTAGAGATTATTGCAAGCAATTAAAATTAATGATAAAAAATCATATTGATATTGAAGAATACGAAATTGCAGCAGGATTAAAAATGACATTAGAACAACTTGAATCTTGATGTGTTATTACTACTTGACTAAAGCAAACACTAAACAAGACACACCGAAAATAATACTGATTCCTTTTAACCGCTTTTGTTTTTTAACCTCCAGGTTTAACCCTTTCATCTGAATAATTAGTGATTTGTTTTCTTCGTCTTTATACTTGATTATACTTACTTGATTTCCGATAATAGTTTGTAGCTTATCTTCATTCTTTTTGTACAAATTAACCTGGTTACCTTTGAAAATTAGTTGTTGCTGGCATAATGAATCTGCTAAGTAATATGCTTCAGCTTTATGATATTGTTTTGCTAAGAACTTAGCTTTATCGGAACTAAAACAAATTAAAGTATCTTTATTATTTATTAGTAAACTTTGAGAATATGCTGTCAAATTCAGCAACAAGGTTATTATTATTAAGCGAATCAATTTCATTTACTTTTGTTTTATATTTTATTATTACTGTTTGTTTTTTATTCTCCAATACATTTAGTTCCTGAGTGTATTTATCTATAATAACTTTATTCTTTTTTATATCGGAATATAAGCTATCATTAACTTTATTCAAACTATCAATTTCTATTCTATAACCTTGTATTATTCCTAATTCATTGTAAGGAGAATAAAGAAACCACAATATCAATAAATGGACACATAATGTTATCAAGCATAAAATAATCGATTTATTGGACATGATAAGGTTATCAGGTATATTATTTTCTTGTACTGAATTTATCAATAGTGGTTAATCCTAAACAACCAAAAGCCAATGCAGTTACACATTCAACTAAGGTATCCGATGGTTTTATGTGTTCGGGTGTGAACTGATTAGCAAATAAAGTAGCACATAACATAACAGTACATATTATTCCACATACTCGCTTGCTGGATACTACTCCGCTTTCATCTTGTAATATTTGTTTTATAAAGTTTTTCATTCTTTTTTTCCTCGACTTTTGGTTATCTTACTTTGTAGTTTTTCAATTAACATTTCAATTCGTTGCTCCAATAATTCTATTCTCTTTTTTAATTCGTTGATTTGTTCTTCGTAAATTGTAATTACTTTGTTATTACCTGAAGCTTTTAGTTCGTTTCTACTTTTAAAATAATCCCAAACATCTTTACCTTTGAGTACACCTATTAAGGCGACTACTATGCCAATAATAGAAACCTGGTCCATTTTAAAATTCTTTTAATAAAGTATAA